TTAATAAAACTCTATACCCGTAATCTTCAATGAGTTCTGGCGCTTCCCTTTAATTCCTTTTACATATTCAAAATGAATGTTTTTGATTGCCATCTTTATGAATTCAGTTTTTAACTCATCTTCCATTAATTCCCAGCCGTTTAGCAATGAATACTTGAAATTTTTAATCTTCTCATAGTTAAAAGTCTTACCCTTATCATTATCCTTGCGCTTTTCATACTCATGTATTTCTTTGTCAATACGACTTATTATTGGAAAAGCTTCATCCTTATCCATCATACCTTCTATAAAAAGTGTTTGACATCTAGCGCGTTCTTTTCGCAACTTTTCAATATCGATGCCGACATCTTCTATTTCTTTAGGTTGGTTTTCGATTTTATATGATGTTAAATCAAATTGTTTTAGATAATTGTAAAATTGTTTTAAAACCTCGCCTTCGTCGATGTTACATGCATTTTTATTTTTAGTATTTTTGCAGTTAGAACAAAAGTATAGTTTAGAATACCAAACTTCTTTATTTTTAGGCGTATGCTTGACTGTGTTTAAAGTCAATTTCTGGTTACAGTTTGGACATAATAGTTTACTTCTGAAAATAGCGTTATGTTTTACGATTGTAGAGTTAGTTTTTTCACTTATCCTTAATTTTATTTCTTCGTATTCTTCTTCACTTATAATAGCTTCGTGGGTGTTTTCGACGAATATGTCACCGAAAACAAGATGACCTCTAGCTACCGGACTCGTTAGAGCATTGCCTATAACTGATCTGTGCCAGTTTTTACCTAAGGGTGCTTTGTATTTAGAGTTGTTCAATTTTATAGTTATTTCTCTTAAACTAGTACCTTTTTTCGCTTCTTCTACTGCAAATCGTAATACTTTTTTATATTCATTAGGCACAAATTTATCGTTTACTCTGTCGTAATAGAAAGGAGGGACAGTTTTAGCTAACCCTTTTCTAGCTGATGCGCGTCGACCCATTGCAGTACGCTCTTGAATTGTAGTACGCTCCCACTCTGCCATAGCACCTACTAATGTTACGAACAAACGTCCCATAGCAGAAGTTGTGTCATATACTTCTGTTGCGCTCCTAAACAACACGTTTTTATTCTCAAACAATTCTAGTATCTCTAGTAAGTCTTTAACACTTCGAGTTAATCGATCTAGTTTATAGACTAAAACCAAATCAAAATTATCTATTTCATTCAACATTTCTTGTAAAGCGGGTCTGTCTTTTTTAGCTCCGGAGTATCCAGCGTCAGTATATACTTTATGAATTTTCCAGTCGTTTATGTCGCTGTAAGCTCTTAATTTTCTTTCTTGTTCTTCGATAGAGTGTCCTTTTTCTTTTTGTTCAAGTGTACTCACTCTAGTATAAATTGCTACTTTCATGTGCTCCCTCCTCAAAATTGGCAAAAAATAATAAGGGTAGGCGGGCTACCCGTGAAAATTGTATAAAAAAAGAGAGAGCGCAGATGCACCCTCTCATGTCGCAAATATTTCAGCGACTTGTCTAATTTGAAGCTTGCCGCAAATATTTCAGCGGCTTGTTTTGTATATATGTAATATACCATCAAAGAGAGTGTAGTTCAAGCGATTTAACTAAGAAATCTAATTTTTATACTATTTTCAATTTTATCTACTGTTTCTTTTGAATATGATATTTCTCCGGCAGGGTCATACCTATTAATTTTCGATATTCTATCCTTGCTGATTGTAGTGATATTTAAAACGTTAGCATAGGTCTTTTTATACTTGAATCGCTCATATCTTTTGCGAACCTTCGAATATTTTTTGAAGTCGTCATTCAGCGATTTGTTTTCATCAAGTAATTTTTGATCGTATGGGTTTTCTGCTTTTGACACCTTTTCAAGATTGTTCATGATTTTTTTAGCTAAATCCTTACCCGTTACGTCCATTTTTTTCAATACTAAAGGTAACAAATCTTCTTCGATATGCACATTGAATTTACTTCTGGAAGATGTAAGTGGAACTACCGTTAATATTGGATTTTTATTTGAATCGTGATTATTAAGTACCATACAAAAATGGTTTCCAGAAAACTCTCTGCCAACATTAACACCTAACTTTACATAAATTATAGTGCCTTTTTTATATCTGGTGTAACTTTTGTTTTCTTTTAACAATCTAACTTCATCCAATAAAAACTCTGAATATTCAAGACACCATGAATTCATATATTTAAATTTGTAAATCTCGCTATTTTGAATCTTTTTAAAATTATTAACTGCTGTTTCTAAAGGTGCGTTCTCTTCCATCCCTCATCCTCCTCGCGCCACATAGGCGTTATTAATCACAATACAACTTTGCCCATTACTTTAATATTACTAAACGAAGCGACTTTGATATCATCATACTTCGGATTTAGAGATACCAAATTAATATAGTCTTCGCATATATCTACACGCTTGATAAGACTTACTCCATCTAATACAACGAGTGCAATTGTACCATCTTTAATAGAATCTTCTTTCTTAATAAAAGCGTATGTTCCTTGTTTTAACATAGGTTCCATTGAATCACCATTAACTAAAATACAAAAATCAGCATTTGATGGCGTTTCGTCTTCTTTAAAAAATACTTCTTCATGCAATATGTCATCATATAATTCTTCTCCTATGCCAGCACCAGTTGCACCACATGCAATATACGATACTAGTTTAGACTCTTTATATTCATCTATAGAAGTGACTTTATTCTGTTCATCTAATTGCTCATTTGCGTAGTTAAGTACGTTTTCTTGGCGGGGAGGTGTGAGTTTGTTGTATATGGAAGTGATGTCGTTTTTTTTATTATTTCTTGTAGGAAACAAATCATCGATACTGATATTTAAAATATGAGCAATTTCAAACAAATCATCTTGTTTAGGAGTTCTGTACCCTGTCTCATAATTTGAAATAGTAGCTTTTTTAGTGTTGAGTTTTTCTCCAAGTTGATCTTGAGTTAAGTTCAATTTGGTTCTATAGTATCTGATTTTATTGCCTATAAATTTCGCTAATTCTTTTTTATCCATTTTCTTACCTCCTTAAATTTACCTATAGTATAACCCAATTATTTTTGGTATTCAACAAAAAAATACACGAAAAGCAAACTTTTATGTTGACTCAAGTACACGTATCGTGTATAGTAGGTTTTGTAAGCGGGAGGTGACAACATGCAATGGAATTTAATAAAGTTGAGAAAAGAAAGAAAGTGTACTCAAGAAGATTTAGCAAACCTCTTGAATATATCAACTGAAGGTTATCGTTTAAAAGAATTAGGAAAGCATCAATTTAAGAATGATGAGATGTTTATTATCGCTGATTTTTTTGACGAAAATATTGGAGATATTTTTTTACCCACAAAGTACACGAAACGCAAACAAACATCTTAATAGGAGGAAAACAAATGCAAGACTTAAAAAAGATTCATGAAATAGCAGTAAAAATCATCGAACTAGCAGAAAAAGAAAAATGGAGCGAAGAGGAATTACTAACGACAATAGACCTCTTACATCTCCAAAATAAAAATACATTGTCTTTAACTGTTGATGGTAAAAAAATTATTTAGGATTTTTTGTATTCATATCAACATCAAAAGTTAAAGGGTTTTCATCAACCAAAATTAATAGGTGACTTGAACGTATATCAATATTATTGCCGTTAACGTGGATTGTTACGACCAAACCATTTTCGTAAGCTAATCGAACACCTTTGCTACCATCTACAAATTCACATGGTGTTTCTTCAAACTTACCGGCATTTCTAACATTGATACTAAAGTTATAGTTAGTTTTCAATCTTATCACCACCCACCATCGCAGTAGCGATAAATAAATTATACACGAAAGGAGCATAAATATTATGCAAGCATTACAAACATTTTGTTTCCAATAAAAAAACACACACCTTGTCGTAGAAGGTATGTGTTACGGAAATTTTGTTCGGTTCTAATTACTACGACTAACAGCACAATTTTTGCTGGTATCGTCCCCAGCCCTGTATGGTGCTTAGGTTTTCCGTCAAAGTCTAGCGTCCTAAAAGTTACTACCTTCTAGTACGCATACCCTAGTTAACGTCTCTTGGTTGACTGTGGAACACAACAAACGATGTTCTAATTTAGACTTACTAACCTATAAAACCACAGGATGATTTAAAACCTCGCATAAGCAAGGAAATCACCTCCCAATGTAGTGGGGTTGGATTAATTATATAACGAAATATCGTTATGGACAATAAGGAGTGGTAAGATGCTGAACTTAAAAGAATTGAGAGAAGAAAAGGGGATAACACGCTATCAACTAGCGAAGCTAACGGAATTACAAAACTCGACAATTCGATCTATCGAAACAGAGGTTAAAAACCCCGGTTTCCTCACAGTAAAAAAAATATGCGATGCACTACAAGTTGATATCGCTAATGTAAAGGAGAAACAATATGCAAGCATTACAAACAAAATCGAACATAGGCGAAATGTTCAACATACAAGAAAAAGAAAATGGAGAAATCGCAATCAGCGGTCGAGAACTTCATCAAGCATTAGAGGTTAAGACTCCATACAAAAAATGGTTTGAAAGAATGAGTGATTACGGATTTGAAGAAAATATCGATTATATAGTCACGGACATTTTTGTCCATAACCCACTAGGAGGTCGTCAGAATCAAACTGACCACGCACTCACACTAGACACTGCAAAAGAGATTGCAATGATTCAACGTAGTGAACCTGGCAAACGTGCAAGACAATACTTCATCCAAGTTGAAAAAGCATGGAATAGCCCAGAAATGATTATGCAACGTGCTTTAAAAATTGCTAACAACACAATCAATCAATTAGAAACAAAGATTGAACGTGATAAACCAAAAATT